CAATAGTTTCTGAAAAAGTATTGCCTATATTTAAGGATTCAATCAATGTATTTAATAATGTTCAGTTGTATGAAATGAACATGCGTGAATTGAGTACATCTTTAAGAACTAATAAATTTCTTCTCGTACCTAATCCAAAACAACTTAAAAATGTTATAAACAATACTGATATGAATTATTTTTCATTTATTACATCTGTTTCAGAAAAGTTTCAATTCAAAAATACAAGGCAAACATTAGATGAATCTGATAACAATATATATGAAATGATGTATAATTTTGAGGAAAATATATATAGAACTAAACCTCCTTTTGTTAAATTATATGTTTCTTGTATTAATGCTTGTCCTATATCTGGTAAAATAGATAATCATTTTATAGTTAATAGACTCTTAAAACTTAATAATATGAATGTTGATAATATATGTTTATCAGATACATGTGGTACATTAGATGTTGAAGATTTCGAATATATTGTTGATAAATGTAAATTCTTTGGTTTACCACCAAATAAGTTGTCATTACATCTACATGTTAAAAAGGGGAGGGAAGATATTGTTGAAAAAATAATACATAAAGCTCTTGATCGAAGAATTATTGATTTTGATGTTTCATTATTGGAAACTGGTGGATGTTCGGTAACAATGAATAAAAATCAAATTGCTCCCAATTTATCATATGAATTGTATTATAAGTCTTTGGTTAATTACATTGAAAAAAATATTGAAGAGTAAAAATTACAAGATTATTTATTTATATATTATTGCGTTGTATTAATATATAAAAACACTTTTTAAAATATAGTAGACTCAAATGCTTGACATACATCAATCTATAAAAAATAAATTAAATTACTTTCATGAAATGCATAAAATACCTAACATATTATTCCATGGTCCAACCGGTAGTGGTAAGAGAACAATTGTCAATGAATTTATTCATAAAATTTATAATAACAATAGAGAGATAATTAAATCATTTGTTATGTATGTTAATTGTTCACATGGAAAAGGTATTAAGTTTATAAGAGAAGAACTTAAATTTTTCGCAAAAACTCATATAAATTGTAACGGTGGAAATACATTCAAAAGTGTTGTATTATTGAACGCAGATAAATTAACATTAGATGCTCAATCAGCGTTACGAAGATGTATTGAATTATTTAGTCATAATACACGTTTTTTTATTATTGCTGAAGATAAATATAATTTAATGAAACCTATTTTGTCAAGATTTTGTGAAATATATATTCCAGAACCCGTTATTGATGATAAAATTATTAATCTATATCAATACAATTTAAATAAGATTTTTAAACTGACTGATGTTAAACAACATAAGCTTGAATGGTTAAAAAAGGAATTAACCAAATCTGTTAATAAAAAAACCAGTTTAGAAGATTTGATGTTATTATGTACAAAACTTTACGAAAAGGCATATTCCGCTTTGGATATTATTAATTTATTAGAAAATACTAAGTTTTTAGATTCGATATTAACAACTGAAAAACGTTACGAACTACTTTTATGTTTTAATCGTGTAAGAAAGGAATTTAGAAATGAAAAATTGCTTATATTATTTATTTTAAATTTTGTCTTTTTAAGTTCAGAATTATCTTTAGAAAATATAAGTTTCATGTAATTTTATAAATTATTATAAAATTATATTTTATAGAATGTCTTATATAGAAATTAAATTAACTGGATATGGAGACAATATCAATGCTAATTATAAAGATGGTAACAATGTTGTAGGAGATGATGAATCAATATATTATAACAAAAACGGTACTTATGAAGACATAGGGTCTTTAAAGGATATTAGGGTTAGACCTACAAGTAATAATTGGATTACAAATATGGCTGGGGATGAGGTAATTGCTTCTATTAATTCATTTAGTGAAGGAGGATTGTATATAAAACCTGAAAGTAATGTAGATAATCAAGAAACTGAAACAACAGTATCAAAAATTAGAGGCGGTAAAACCAAAAGAAAATCTAGAAAATCTTCAAATAAAAAAAGAAAATCTAGAAAATATTCAAATAAAAAAAGAAAATATTCAAATAAAAGAAGAAGGTATTAATTATTTTATTTTTATAATTAGTTTAAAAAAATAAAATATAAACAAAATATTTAGTAATTATGGATGACTTTAATGTTAGTGCGCTTCATGAATCCAAAAACGAATGGGGTTCTCGTTTAGTTACAATTTTAACACCATTAATTATTGATGGTTACAAGTCAATTTTAGACGAATCTATTAAGCTTTGTAAGGAAAATAGAGAGATGGATAAATACTTAATGACATTTCAAAATTTAATTTCAAGAATACCAAAATGGAATGCTCAAATTATTGAAACCGAGAGAAAAAGAATCTGTGACAAATCTGGATGTACTTATTTAGAAGATTTAGTTACATGTGTTCATATTATTCAGCTCAAAATTTTAACTGCTATGCGCGTTGGTCAGAAACAAAAAAAGATAGATATTAATGTTCCTAAGTTGGATGATTTTATTCATAAAACATACATTAATGTAGCAAGAAAATTATATAAAAATGTCTACTTGTTTGAAACTAATATACCTCCTTTAACAATTCAAAAGCATTATAGGGAACTAGAAATTATAGTTCAAGAATGTATATTGAATACTTTAAGAGAAAGTATTCCAGTTGAATCAATTTTAAAGGCTTATATGGACGAAACTGTTGAAGAAGATGTAATTGAGGAAGTAAAGGAACAAATTATTGAAGAACCAATTAGAAAACCTGTTGATAGTCAAGTGGGAGTCGGTGGTGGTTTACCACCTAAAACAACTGGACTAAGTTTTAATGATATCGATTATGTTAAAACAGATGATGGAAGTGTATCAAATGTTAATGCTCCAAAATCTATTGAACGTTTAGAAGAAATTAGTCAGCTTAGAAATCAGCAAAGAAAAATGGAAGAAGAGGAAGAAGACGATAGTGTCAAGCTTAAAATATCAGATCAGGCATTTAGTTTGGATACATTAGATGTACATAATATTGAAGAACCTAAATTGGAGTTATTACCTGATTTGTTAATTGATGACATTGAAATTTTAGAGTAAATTGCGTAAAATTAAAAATAAGAATATCCAATTATTATTTTAAATGGATAACATATTTATAATTGCTGCTATTATTTCAGTAGTATTTTTCATTTCGAAATTTATTGAAATGAGATTTATTGAAAAAGAAACCAAGCCATTAAAATTTTTACTTAGAGATTCATTATTAGTCTATTTTAGTGTTGTTTTTGGAGATTTTATAGTCGGTCAAATTAACCCAATGATTCAAGGTGGTTCTATTGCTTCAACAGTTACTCCAGTGTTTACAGATAATCCTGGATTTTAACCGAAGGTATCTTTGATTTAACCGAAGGTATCTTTGATTTAACCGCAGGTATCTTTGATTTAACCAAAGGTATCTTCTAATCTTCAATTTAATTTAATTCTTTTTATCATCTTATATTATAATGAAAAGAATCAAAACAAGAAAAAAAATTAAAAACCCATATAAAAATAAAAGAAATACAAAAACTAGACGACGATTGCGAGGTGGTGGAGAAAAAGAACAAAAGGAACGCATTATTAAGGATAATTTTAGAAACATGTTTATGAATTCTTTTAAAAAACTACTATATGCAGTTAAAGCAGGAAATATGGAAAGAGTTAAAGAAGTCACTGAAATTTTTAAAAATGGGTTTAAAAGTAATCAAATTGGTATAAATACTTTAATTCCTATAACAACTAACTCAGTTCCCATTAATAAATATGATTATAGTCAAAGTGGTACCCCATTAATAGCATTCGTTCCATCGTTAGTTGTTATTTTTGATAATATTGATGATTTTATTACTAGAAAAGCATTCATTAATAATTTTATATTAAATAAAGGAAATATAAATCTTCTGAGTTATACACATAATATTTCAGCATTATCAGCAGCAATAAAATTACAAGATAAAGAGTTAGTTAAATATTTACTTGAAAAAGGCGCTGATGTGAAGTTATTAACAGAAGAACAAAAGGCTGTAATGGAAAATTTAATAAAAGATGAAGAGATTGAAGCGATAATTGAACCTCCACCCCCTAAACCTATTGTTAAGTTAACAGTACCAACTGAATTACCATCTGATTCTGGATATAATCCAGCAGTTGAACCAGAATTTTGGAAACCAATTTTTGAAGAAAATGAAATGCTTTCTATAAGAACAAAAATAAATGAAATGATGAATTCTGATGGAAATATTCCTTTAACAAATAAAGAAGTCTCTGAATTATGGAGTGTATGTAAAATAAACCAATCAATAATTCCAACTTATTTTATACCAAGAAAGAATGAACCTTATGACTCATTTGGTACATATATGATGGATCAAGATATTGATTTCTCTCATTATAATATTGTATTATGTGCTGCTTTAATCGTATTTGGAATAATATCTGAAAAGATGATTGGTCAAGATTATAAAGTTATATTCAAAGGTGGAAAGGCAATACAATTGGTTTTGGCTGGAATGCCTGAAACATCCGCCTACAAAACAGAAGATATTGATGTATTAATCATGCCTGATACTGATATACCATATGTTGAGTCGATTGTAAAAAATTTATCCGGTCATTTAGCTTATTTAATAAGATGGTTTTTAAATACACCTGAAACCCAATATAAGATTTCTGTTCAAGCTCCAAACCCTTCAAATGCTAGAGCAAATCCATTTATTTTTAAACTAAGTTATTTAAAGGTTATACAAAAACGAGACTATAAAAGACAAATAATGGTAGATGATTTTAAACAGTTTTCTGATATAGATTTTAAAGAAACTCCTTTAAGTATAAAACCTTATTTTGAAAAATCAATTGATTATAAATTTTTTATATCTGAATTAAATCAAAACGTATTATTTAGATGTCCTAATATAGGTTCTCTCTTAGATGAAAAAATATATTATTATACAAAATATGTTCAGTTTAAAAAACATTTGGAAGAGAGAAAACCAGTAACTGAAGAAGGATATGAAACCTTAACTATTATAGATTGTGACAGATTTCTAGAAAAATTTAAAAAAGCTATTATAGCAATGAATAAAGGACTACAAAAACAAAGAAACCCTGGAATATTACCGGATGAATTATTAGAAAAAGAGAGAAACTCTATTAAAACGCGTTTATCTAGACAAGGAGTAAATGATGAATCCTTAAAAACTAACATTGTTCAAAGTCTATACAAATAAATAAATTTAATTATAAATAAATTTATTTATCAACTATTATATTTTTTGAAATATTTCTTATAATTTTTTCTTCTTTTTCAAATTCATTATCGCCTGGTCCTCCCATTGATTCAACTACTATTTTATTATATTGGTCTGAGAACTTTGAATTATATTTACCGCAATCTGGGTGTTCTTTTTTAAATTCTGGCAATAAACGTTGGTTCTTAAAAGCAACTCTTCTGATTACTTTACGTAATTTCTTTTTCTCTTCATCCTCCTTTTCCCATTTATCTGCATCTTTAATATAAATAGTTTCTCTCTTTTTATCTGTACAATGAACAGGTCTTTGAGTGACATCTAATTCTTTAAGATTTTTGGTTATTATATTAGATATTCCTTCAACATAACCAAGTTCTCCAACTTTTTCTAGATCAGATAACTGAAGTTTAATTGAATCAACAAAATCCATAATATTCATAGCATCTTTACATGTTTCGTTTAAAAAGAAATTAAGATTAAATGCTTTATTATGTGAATTAACTGTATTATTACAATTATTATATGAATCCTTCTTAGCTAACTCTAAAATCAACTCTTTTATTTCTTTGTTTTCTTTCATAAGATAATCAATCAATTCGTCCTTTTTATCTACAGTATTTTCGGGTTTAATATTTTCACAAATACAATTTTTACTATGTTTCCATAATCCAGAACGAGTTTTAAATTCTTTGTTACAATTTTCACATGAAAAATTAAAAATCGCTGATTTTTGCTGATTTTTGCTGCCAAAAGTTTCCAAATCGTTTCCTTCGGCCGTTTTTTTATGTTTTGCTGACAAATTATGGTCGTCAAAATTACATTTTCTGCTTGTAGTATAGTCACAAATTTTACAGTAATATTTTGGCGCTGATTTTTGCTGATTTTTGTTTCCTAAAGTTTCCATAAAATAGAAACAGATTATTTTTTTAAGTTTTAATTTTAAAAATTACAATAACAAATTGAAAATTATTTTTTTGGTGATGTGACGATAATTTTCAATTATGGTCACAGAATTATATTTTTGACATAAAATATTCCAATATTTCAAAAATGGACAAAAATAAATGTCCAAAATTGAAATTTCAAAAAAACTTTCCCCAAAAAATTTCATATATCGATACTACACATGGAGGAACCTTTTTTGCGACTTTTTTCAGAATTTCAAGATTTTCCCTACATTATGTAGTGCAACCTATTAATCTAAAAATTTATGAAACAATATTTCTGTATTTTTAACTGATTTATTACCATCTGATTTACTTCCCAATTCCTTGTTTAATTCCGTTATATCAACATTCACAATATTTGTATTGTTTAAGTTATCCAATATTTTTATAGCGTTATTTAATTCAACACCATTCTTAACTGGAGTTCCTGTTGATGGAATATATTTAGGATCAATAGAGTCAACGTCAAATGAAACATGAACTGGAGAATTTCCTACAAAGTTCATAATTTTATTTATTGAACCATTGAAATCTTTATTAATATCGTCGGGAGTTAAAATTTGAATATTTTTTTTATACACTTCATTTACTTCAAATATATCCCAACAACGGCTTCCAATATAAAGTAAATTTTCAAACGGCAATTTATTTTTAATGAAGGGAAATTTTTTATTATGGTCTATGCCAGTTACAAAACTTAAAGGCATTCCATGATAATGTTTCGAATTAGAGCTTTTATATGTATTTATATCAGCATGAGCATCAAAATAAATTACTTTTGCATTTGGATATTTATTTAATGTGGACGCAATTGTTGCAATAGCCATCGAATGGTCCCCTCCTATATTTACTATTTTTCCCCTGGTAGATTTATTGACTTTATATAAGTCATTAATATTTTTAAACATGTCGTTTGTATCTTTTACCTTTTTTATGACATGTTTTTTCTTATTGACATATTTACTTAATATGTCAGGACTTTTTTCTGTTCCTGTTTTTGTTTGACCTAAATTATGTGGAAACATGATTATTGTTTTATAGTTGAAAGGTTTGGTTCTTCTTTTTAATGTTTTTTTATTATTCAACGTGTTTTTCCTTGATTTCTTTGGAGAATGACAATCATTTATACCAAATAATGAAACTGCTTGCTTTTTAGTTTTCAAAGGCATATTTATATAATTTTATAATATTTTATTTTTATATTTTCTATATATTATCAGCGTCCGGTCCAAATTTTTACGACAGGACTTTTTATAGTGCCTTTTTTTAAGTCAGTGTTATAAATATCATAAGTATATTTTCCTGTCAAAGGGTATTTCATTATATTACCAAGTAGCGATTTTGACGTATTTGTTTTAGGATATTCTGTACAAAATATAGAACCCATAATTCTCTCTAGACAGCATCTGTCACTTCTATTTTTTATAACTTTTGTCAATTCAGATATTTTATATTTATTTTCTATCTGTAAAAGAAAATTATGATTTATATACGATTGACAACCAAAACATCCAGACCATCTTTTATCACTCATAATAGTAAACGTAGTAATAACATTATATTTCAATTTATCTTGAAGACGAGTTATATTTTTTAAATTTTCTATAAGTTTTAATGTATTTGATTCATTTTCATTATCCGAATCGAAATGCCATAAAGGTAATACAGATGTTCCATTTAAAAGTTCAAAATTGATTCTTTTGTGAAAAAATACACTATCATGTATTATTATAGCATTTTCAAAAAATTTATTTTTAATAAAGTAATAATAGGGTAATAGTTCACCTCGACCTGGAAATTCAGATTGTATTATTTCCACATTACTATAATCAAAATCAGCTTTTAAAAAATTTGTATCACTATTATCATCAATTATAACAATTTTTTTAGTTGGATAAAAAATTCTTAATAGTTTTATAGAATGATTCCAATATCTATTTGTATTTTCAGAATTTACATGTCTTGTAATAATAAATCCAAAATTGTTCATAATATATATAAATATAATTGTATTATGAACTTACAGCAAAAATATTGCTTAATTCTTAAATATAAGATGGAATTTTATCGATGTCAATTACATCTGCCGGCACATCGCCTTTAAAACTAGAATATGCGTTAAATTCGGGTCTCTCTAATTGTGCTTGAGGAGTATGATTGTGAACACATCTTGCTATCATTTTATATAATTTAAAGTCAGGATATCTATCCACTCCATTTCCTTTATATAACATATTTACTCCTTTATCATCCAAACACCATTCAACTATTAAACGTTTAATAGGGTCATCACATTTACTTAAATCTTTAATCTCGTCAAAATCCTCGACTACATAATCAAATATTGAGCAAGCAAGACGACATAAATCAAAACTATAATTTGGTTCTAATCTAGGTTTTTTCTCATTTAAGTAGGGTTCTGTATTATATTGCGTAGCAGCATCACCTCCTGCTTGAAAACTATCACTACAGAAAAGTTTACCATCAAATTTATATATACTTCTACCAAAGTCAATAATTTTGAATATGCGACCAAATGTAGGTACCTTATAATACTTCTTTTTATAGCAATAATAAATGAACTTTTTATCAGTCTCATTATACATAACATTATTTGTATGTAAATCGTTGTGTGTAAAGTTAAACGCTTTTTGATATGTAATTAAAATCATAATAATCTGCATGAATGCAGAATACCATTCTTCTTTTGATAAATCACTTGTTAAAATTAAGTCATCAAATGTATTTTCGCAAAATTCCATTCCAATAACTTGAACAGGGAATTTTGGAATAGTAACATCTATTCTCTCTTCATCATCTTCTTCATCATCTTCATCATCATCATTGTCATCTTCAGTATTTTCAGGTTTATCACTATCTAAGTTTTCAATTTCTCCACAATCATCACAATCGTCATGTTCTTCACCATTATCAGTATATGATGAACGTGACGAACAAGTTGAATTTGATTTTAATGTAACATTTTGATTAGAATCTTTTTGTTCCAAAAGATTAATATTTGTTAAATCAATTAAATCAGATGGTAAATCAGAAATATTTACAATTTTTTCATCAAATACATCCTCAAACATTTCATTATCAAAAGATTTGATTGATATTTGTGACTTGGCGCTTGAATTATGCTGAATTGTAATAGGTTTTAACTTTTGATTTTCATCTTGAAATAAATGATCATAATCATCAATTTTAAATAATACATTTTTATTTTTATTAAAGAAATCAGAACCATTTAAATAATCAATATCATCAAACACATTTAAAATAAATTCATTTTTAATGCCCAAAAATGATCCATAATAATCAACACCATGTGTAAAACTATGCGTGTAAATTAAATTACTTGATAAAAATAAAAACATACCATCAACGTATGCTGAATTATTTTGGTCAATAAATTTTGAATGGCAATCTAATTCGGTTGAATTAAAACTTGGTAGGGTAAATAATTTTTCATCATTTAAGTTATACTTTCCAATTAAATACTTAAATGGATCTAATAAAGGTGCCATCTTAAAAAAGACATCTTTATCCTTTACTTTGTTATTATGTATGTTTTTTAGTCTACAATTAAATAAATGAAAATCATCTTCACCCTCTTTAACATTTGAAATATACCATTTGTTATTTAAATTAATGCTATTATAATTACTCTCATTTAAGGTGAAGAATTTATTATAAATAGGTATATAATTTTGCGCATTTGAGAGAAAAAGTGTTTCTGGTTTCTCTAAACATTTAAAAAGTTCAGGGTTTTTCCTTTTTTGATAGTTCACGTTTATCATTCTTTAGCTAATTAATATATAAATTATATGTATTTTTAACTTATTATAAATGCTAATATATTAGTAAACTCTGTTTTTATTGCGTAAAAACGTTTAAAATTTAATTTGTATTTAAATTAATAATGTCTTTAGAACTAAAGAAATTTGATATGAAAAGTATAAGCTTCAAACCTAATGAAAATAAAGGTCCTGTTATTGTATTAATTGGTAAGAGAGATACTGGTAAATCTTTCTTGGTAAGAGATTTATTATTTTATCAACAAGATATTCCTATTGGTACAGTTATTTCTGGAACAGAAGAAGGTAACGGTTTTTATGCTAGCATGGTACCAAAATTATTTGTCCACAATGAATATAATACAGCTATTATTGAAAATATTTTAAAAAGACAACGTACTGTTTTGAAGCAAATAAAAAAAGAAATGGAAACATATAAACGCACTACAATAGACCCTAGAGCATTTGTTATATTAGATGATTGTTTATATGATGCCACATGGACACGTGATAAAATGATGAGATTACTTTTTATGAACGGAAGACATTGGAAAGTAATGTTAGTTATTACTATGCAATATCCTTTAGGTATTCCTCCTAATCTAAGAACAAATATAGATTACGTTTTCATTCTTAGAGAGAACTATATTGCTAATAGAAAACGTATTTATGAAAATTATGCTGGTATGTTTCCAACATTTGAATCATTTTGTCAAGTTATGGACCAATGTACAGAAAATTTCGAATGTTTAGTTATTCATAATAATTCAAAGTCAAACAAATTAAATGACCAGGTTTTTTGGTATAAAGCAGATAGTCATGGTGAATTCAGATTAGGTTCAAAAGAATTTTGGGAATTATCCAAAAATCTTAAGGATGACGAAGAGGAAGAGCAATATGATCCTACAAAGAGTAAGAAAAAGGGCGCTGGTCCAAAGATTAGTGTTAAGAAAACAAATAAATGGTAGAAAGTATAGCAAAAATAATAAAATAATTTAGTCCTTGAGACAGATTTTTCGTTTTTGAAAAGGCAACTATCTCATCAAGATGCTGCTATACAAAGAAAGATACATGATAAATTTGTATAAATAATATACTAATTATATTATTTATATTTTACAACTTTTTAATTTCTTCTTTTATTGGTGTTTCTTCTTTTATTGGTTTTTCTTCGGTTATTGGTTTTCCTTTTTCCTCCTCTACCCCTTCTTCCACTACTCCTTCCGGAACTTCGACTCCCTAAAGAAAAACCTGTTCTTTGTCCCATACTTTGTCCAGCAGGTCTGGAACCATTGGAACTTGAATATTACCAAC